AAAAAAAAAGAAAGTGAAAAAAAAAAGAACTGAAATAAAAAACCTACAACAAAATAAAGCTGAGATAATAGATGAGTTTAGTGAAACATGGAGTGCTAAAATGGGTTATAATGTATATGAAGATTATAAACAAGTTGTTGGTAATATGTATGATTTACGAGCTCAAGCTATTGAGATTAAAGGTAGAACAGATATTAGTAACGATAAAAAACAAACTCTAATAGATGGTTTAGCCCTAAGGTATAAGCAAAATGAAGCTATATTAGACGAGTTTAAAAGTCCTGATAAATATGGTAATAGATTTACTTTATTAAAAGGTACAGACCCTAAACGTTATAAAAAAATATTAAAAGAAGCTAGAGCTAAGTTAGAAGCTGATGGTCAAAACACAAGCGAGTCAGCTATAAATAAAGAAGCTGAGTTAATATATAATCAAGAGCTTGTTAATGCTACAAAAGCTAATGTTCAGAAAGTTATAAAACAAACGGCTCTGAACTATGAATCAGATATATTTAAAACAGAAGACGAAGCTGTAAAAAGAGCTAATGAAGAGTTAGCAAAAGATTTAAGTCCGTCTGAAAAGAAATACTGGACAGCTATAAAAAATGGAGAAAAAGGTACTAGAAATGGTATAGCAGGTAGGGTCAATGGTGTGTATAGATTTGCAACAATAGAAGCAAACGAGGTTAAAAACAGTAGAACAGGTACTAAAACACATGAGGTTAGTCACTTGATATTTTGGGATAAAATATTAAGAACACTTGGCGACAATAGGCTTAACACAACAAAAGCTAAAAAAGCTTCTTTAGAAGATGCTATAGCTAAAGACATAATAGAATACCTAGAAGTAAATCAACCTAGAATTTATGCAGATATGTTTGGTTTAGACAGATCACAACGTGTAGAATCGGAAAAAGGTAAATTTAAGTCAAATGAAATAATAGCTGGTTTTATAGAAAGAGTAAGTCAAATGGATTTATCAAAACCTCAAGATAAATCTTTCGCTAGTGGCTTTGGTAAATTTATTTCTGATATAACAGGGTTAAATAGAGACACATACTCAAAACCAAATGATGTTATAGACTTTTTAATAACATTAGGTCAAAAAATTGAAAATGGTACACTAGACGCAAACATGCTTGATAAACAAAGAATAGAGGAACTGTTTAGCAAGTATGATTTAAATAGCAAAGGTAAAAGCACAGGAGAATTAGCTGATTCAATCACAGATGATAAAACTTTATTTGAGACAACGGAAGATTTAATTAAAGCTGTTGACTGGAATAAGTTGAGTTTAGAAGATAAAAAAGATGTAGGTGAAATGATTGGTATTTATTGGGAAAAATTTGTTAGAAAAAAGTTTAGACAAACAATGTCTGTTAATACAGATGATTTTGAATTAGATAATCTAGCGTCTCAGTTTGTTATAGGTGAAAAAGCTAGAAAAAGAGGTTTAGCTGAGATAATATCAAGATATGACCCTGTTAATAATCCTAACGTTAATATAAACCAATGGATACAATCGTCTGGTCAAAAACAAGGGCAGATAGACTTAAGAGTATTAGGTTTTGCTAAAAAATCTAAAACGTTTGGTAGGTTTGAAACCTCATTAGACGAACAAAGAGACACTGGTGGACCTGCTTTTGAAATAGCTGTAAATGATGATGCTTTAGATATAAACGAAACAACCCAACAATTTAATGAGTTTAGAAAACTTTTAAACATAAAGTTTGAAGGTGATTTATATAATAAGACATTAGAGGTTAACACAGACACTTTTCTTAATTTAAAAGACATAAAAGGTAAGTTTAAGGGTAAAACAGTAAGAGAGCTTTTAGATATTAATCCTAGAAGAGCTAGAACAATAATACAAGATTATGCTGCTAAAAATCTTAGAGCAGATGTTACAAGTATTATTGGTAGTCAAAAATCACAACAGTTTAAAGATTTTATAAGAGACGAACAAAAGCTACAAAGTTTAATTAACCTAATAGCTGTAAAACATAGATCAAGCTTTCCTTTTTTAAGTGAGGTTGTTGGATCTATGTCTGTTTCAGACTCACAAGCAAATCAACAAAGCGATCAAGGTCAATTTGTTAGTGATGAAAAAGCGGGTAATAAAATATACAAACCAAAAGATATGAGTAAAATGAACCCTGCTGAAAAAGCAGAGTTTATTGATTTTGTTGAAAAAGCTTTTGTTGATGGTTTAAGAATAAAAGGTAGTAAAAAATCAGGTCCTGGTTATGTAGATGCGAATGGTAATTTAACTGGAGTTATAGAATACGATGGTAGAGAGACAACACACAAAGCATTAAAAGACGCTTTAGCTAATGAGTTAATACTAGACGCTACATTTACAGCTATGGAAAACTCTGGTAGTATGCAAGCCATGTACGAAGGTATAACTGGTAAGTTAGCTGAAAATATAAAAAGAGATCCTGAATTAGCATTTAGCGTTAGTCAAGCTGGTGGATTACAACAATTAACAAAGCTAGCAAAAGAAGTATTAAAAACAGATTATGATTCTGTATTTGATTCTTATGGTGTTTTAAGTGACAAGTATAAAGATAATTATACACCTGAAATGGCAGCTATAATACAAGATATATACGACAGTGGTTTAATACAGGACCAAAGTACTTTGCAATTTTTAAGAGCAGTACAAGCTAATAAAGCTATACCGCAAAGTGTTAAAGATCAAGTTAAAAAGGCTTTAACTAACAAGTCAAAATTAACACTTAGAGAAGATTTTGCTAATGACATGGAGATATTAGCTAATGAGTTTGGTGCTGAAATTTTAAATATAATAGGTTTTGATGCTTTAGGTTTTATAAACAGAGTTTTAGATCCTGCTAAAGCAAAAGTTGATGAAGTCGCAACATTAAAAAACAAACAAAGAGTAGCAAAAAAACTTTCTAAAAAAGAAGGAAGAGAGATTACACTTGATGAGTTAAAGACAAGAAAAGAAGGTAAAGGTCTTACCGTTTACAAAAAAGGTGTTACAGGTGATTTTTATAATAAACTAGAAAGTATAAAATCTAAATTAAATAACACAAAAGCTGAATTTCCTAAAGGGCTTGATCTTAATAAGGTCAGACCAATGAATGTTAAAATAAACGGTGGTTTATTTGATAGAATAGATAAAATATTAAACAATAAAAAAGGTAGAGATTTTGATTTTACTAATTTAAATGCAGAAGGTAAAAAAGCTGAGCTAGCCAAGTTAGAAGACGAAATAAGAGATGCTAATACTAATAATAAAATATTATTTAAATATCTTATAAAAAAGCTAGTAAAAAGTAATATATCAGATGCTAGTTTAATACGCATGCTACAATTACAGACTAACGCAGCTGAAGGTTTTAGATCGTTAACTGGTTTAAAATACATAACAGTAACAGATGCACCTATAGGAAAATTAAAAGGTGAGCATTTAGCAGACAACGGTGGTACTATGCTTGAAATAGCTGAGTTAAGATACAAAAACCTAAGTGATTCTAAGCTAGATGAAGCTATAGATGATATAATAGAATATCACGATCAATGGTTAGAAAATAGAGATAAGTTAGACTTTGTAGATGTTTTTGGTAAAAACAACCCTATGAAAGATCTTAGGATAAGATTAGGTGTTGACCAACAGAATATATTTACCTTTGATATGAAACCTGCTGAGACTTTGATAAAACAAAGAGAAGGTGATATTAAATTAAAAGCACAAAATAAGAAAACTAAAGGTGTTAGAAATACGTTAGAACTAGCTAACAGTTTATCTGGTAAAAGAAAAGGTATAAGTGTATTTGATTTTGACGATACACTTGCTAAATCCAATAGTAAGGTGGGTGTTACGATGCCCGATGGTACTACTCGAAAAATAAACGCAACTGAGTTTGCTTTAGAATCTGCTGACTTAGAAGCCGCTGGTGCTAAGTTTGATTTTAGCGAATTTAACAAAGTTGTTGAAGGTAAGAAAGGGCCATTAGCTGATCTCGCTTTAAAAAGACAAGATAAATTTGGTAGTGGTGACATATATGTGTTAACAGCTAGACCACAAGAAGCCGCGTATGCTATACATGCGTTTTTAAAAGGTATTGGTTTAGATGTACCTATAAATAATATAACAGGTTTAGAAGACGGTAGACCCGAAGCTAAGTCTGATTGGATATTAGGTAAAGTAGCTGAAGGTTATAACGACTTTTATTTTGCGGATGATGCTATTAAAAACATAAAAGCAGTTAAAGATGTATTAAGAGATATAGATGTTAAAGGTAGAGTAGAACTTGCTTTTAGTGACTCAGCGCTAGAAACTAAAATAAACGAAATAATAGAACATCAGAGTGGTATAAATAAAGATGCTAGGTTTTCAGCTATAGTAGCTAAAAGAAAAGGTATGAACAAAGATAAATACACTATGTTCTTACCTCCATCTGCAGAAGATTTTGAAGGACTATTGTATTACATGACTGGTAAAGGTGAGCAAGGTAGTAAAGATTTGGCTTGGTTACAAGATAATTTATTTAAACCGTACTTAAAAGCAGTGGATGCTATTAACATAGCTAAAACATCGATAGTAACTGATTTTAGAGAACTAAACAAACAATACAAAGGTATTGGTAAGAAACTAACAACGTTAATGCCTGATGGTAATTTAACTTACGATCAAGGTATTAGAATATATATATGGAACAAGCAGGGTCAAGATATACCGGGTATTTCTAAAAGAGATTTAGATGGTGTTTTAAAAGAAATAAACAAAGACTCTAGATTAAAAGAATACGCAGATCAAATACAAGTTATAGGTAGCGGTATGGACGGTGTTTATGCTCAAGCGAAAGATGGTTGGGAAATAGGTAGTATACTAGGTGATTTAGATAACTTATCAAACAAAGTAGGTAGAAAAAGATTTTTAAAAGATTGGATAGAAACTAAAGAAGCTATTTTTACACCAGACACATTTACAAAGCTAGAGGCTGTGTATGGTACTAGATATGTTGAAGCAATGAAAGATATATTGTGGAGAATGGAAAACGGTACTAACAGGCCTAGTGGTGCTAATAGAGCTACAAACAGTTGGTTAAATTGGATAAACAACTCTGTAGGTACTATAATGTTCTTTAACAGAAGATCAGCATTGTTACAAGGTATATCATTTATTAACTTTATAAACTGGAGTGATAATAACATGTTAAAAGCAGGTTTAGCATATGCTAACCAGCCTCAGTTCTGGAAAGACTTTGCTATGATATGGAATTCACCTAAGTTAAAACAAAGACGTAGAGGTTTAAAAACAGATTTACAATGGCAAGAGATAGCTAATGCAGCTAAAAACTCTAAAGATAAATTTAACGCTGCTGTCTCTTGGTTATTACAAATAGGTTTTACACCTACTCAATTAATGGATAACTTTGCTATTGCCGCTGGTGGTGCTCCTTTTTATAGAAATAGAGTTAATAGCTTAATAAAACAAGGTATGTCTAAAGCAGATGCTGAAGCAAAAGCATTTGATGATTTTTCTGAAATAGCTGAAAAAACTCAGCAATCAGGTGATCCAGCTTTAGTTTCTTCAGAGCAAGCAAGTCAGCTAGGTCGTTTAATATTAGCGTTTCAAAATGTTACACAACAGATGACTAGGTTAATGAAGAAATCAGGTACAATGTTAGTTAAAAGGCAAAAGTACCCTGGTCAAACTCAGTTTCAAAGTGACATGACAAATGTTAGTAAAATAATATATTATGGGGCAATACAAAACTTTATATTTACTTTTTTACAATCAGCTATGTTTGCTATGTTGCCAGGTTTTGAAGGTGAAGAAGATAGTGATCAAGTTAAACAACTTTTAAAAGAAGATGCTAAAAAAGCTAGGATGTTAAACAACATGGTAGACACCTTGTTAAGAGGTTCTGGTTTAAAGGGTGCTGTTTTAGCTACTTTAAAAAATACTATAATGCAATATCAAAAACAAGAGAAAAAAGGATTTACAGCGGATCACACTTATACCATGTTAGAATTAATGAATGTTTCACCACCAATAGGTTCTAAACTTAGAAAACTATATGGAGCACAACAAACTAAAAAGTTTAACAAAGATGTTATGGATGCTAGAGGGTTTGAAGTAATGGCCGACGGTAGGTTAAACTTATCACCTAATTACGAAATAATTGGAAACTTAGCTTCAGCTGCTTTAAACTTACCTCTTGATAGAGCTATAAATGAAATTGAATCTTTAGTAGAAGCAACAGATAGTAGAAATGCTAAGTGGCAAAGAATAGCGCTAGCCTTAGGTTGGAGAACTTGGGATGTTGGTGTTAAAAACGAAGAAGAAGATGAATTAAAAGTTTATATAAAAGATTTAAAAAAAGCTTTGAAAAAGCAAAACAAAAATAAAAAAGGATTAAATATTAAGTTTTAGTAGCCTAATTTTTAATAAAAACAAGTAATAATATTAAGATAAACCCTCACTATGAAAAAACTCGTTATATTACTATGTGTATTCATAGGCTCCACTGCCTTTGCACAAGAAAAGAAAAGTAACTTTTTTAAAGAAGTCTATAATGATTTCTTAAAATATGGTACATTTTATGCTGCCGGTAACGTAGGTAATGCTAAAATGGAAAACAAAGAGTACTTCGTTAGAACAAACCCAGATGATTTATACGCAATACCTGATGTTGTAGACGAGACAGTCTACCACCCATATGATTATAGATATGGTTTTGGTATACGTAAATTGGCTAGATTTGATTACGAAAGCAAACCTGGTAACTTTTGGACAGGTAATCAAAACATTGAAAAACAAACAGCTTTATCAGCACCAACTTCAGCTGTGAAAGGTTTAGAATATTTATTACATTGGGAAAAAGAAAGACAAGATGGTGAAGAGTTTACTAATAAAAGATTATTCGTTAGACACACGGGTAAATATCATATTGGTAAGTTTGAAGCTAGAGAACAAGGTAATGTAGGTTTTGAATATACCTCTGGTGAAATAAGAGCCAGGTTGCCTATTGGTAAAAAGTTTAGTATATCTGCTGGAGCAATATATAGAACTCATCAACAGCCTTATGGATACAACCCAATTGAAATTTGGTTAAATGAAACTGCAACATGGACAAATCCTAATACGGGTGAGTCATTTGAATATCCAGCTAACCCTTGGTATTCATTAGGATTTTTATATGGTTATGATGATATATATTACACATCAACTGATGAAAATGGTGTTGAATCTAGTGATTGGTATTGGATAGATGGTGATGGTAGTATAGTTGCTTATACTGATCTACAATTTAGAGATGATGTATTTTTTGAACTGATGAATCGTTTTAACGAAGAAGCGTGGTCTGAACTAGAACCTTTTGCTGAAATCGCACCGATCGTCGGTTTTGACTTTTATCATTATAAAGCTAATTTCTGGTTACATGCATACGGAAATTATATATTACCTTATCATAAATATGTAAGAGGTAATGAGGATTTTAGCTATCTTCACAGAAACAGCTGGGGTAAAGGCGGACACAATGATTTATTAGAAGGAGAACAATGGGACGATTATCAAGCTGGTATAGTTTTAGGGTGGAAAGTTAACAAATCAATAGGTGTATTTATTGAAGGTGAATATACTAAATTTTGGGACTCAAAAATCTTTAACTCAAACTTCGGAGTTAACTTTACATTTAGATAATGGCAGAGCTATCAGAAAAATCAGAAGTAAAACTTGATATTAAAACTTTAATAGGTATAATAATAGGTATTGTATCTGTTGCTGGTATATGGTTTGATTTAACAGCAAAGATAAGTAATATAGATACCTCGCTAGTTAGATTAGAGTATAACCAAACTTTAAATGATGAGTTTAGAATAAAATGGCCCAGAGGCGAAATGGGTGCTTTGCCAGACGATGCTAAGCAGGATTTAAGAATTGAATACCTACAGAAAGATGTAGAAAAATTACAGTCAATAATTGAAGAACTAAAAGAGAAAAAGTAATGGCAAAACAATTAAGTGAGGAAACTAAAGTAACACTAGACTTAAAAACACTAGGGCTTATCGGTGCTGGTATCGTAAGCTTAGCAACAATGTGGTTTACTTTACAATCAGACATAGCACTCGCTAAAGAACTACCCGCTCCAGTTATTGATAGGGTGGAATATGATTTAAAAGACGAGTTGATCCGTCAGACAATACTTGACACTCAAGATGACGTTGAGTCAATGAAAGAACAGTTAAACAAAATAGACGAAAGACTATACGAATTACAACAAAGAAGATAATGAAATACTTAATTTTACTTTTAATACCATTTATATCATTTTCACAAGTCGATGTTCCTTCCAAGTATTGGATAAATGATGATCAGTTTGAAGATAAAATAAACGCGAAAAGCGCTTTTGGTGATGATGATTCAAAACCTGTTATTGTAGAGTTTTGGGCTAAGTTTAATGAGGCAAATTGTTTTGGTGAGTGGGAGGAACTAGAAGATGCAACTTACTATAGAGTTGATATAGCCAAAGCTCCTAATTCAAAGAAAAAATATAAGGTACGTATGGCACCTACTATTATACTATTTAAAGATGGTATAAAAGAAACAGTTTGGAAAGCAGGTCTAGATTTAGAGCTACCAACAAACTTAAAAGAAATACAAGAAGCAATAAACGAAATAAATCAAGCAAGTAAATTTTAATTATGTGGAGTTTATTTAAAGAAAAAAACGAAATAAATGAAAAAAATGTAATAGGATTTGCATCTTTTATAGTGATGACTTTATTCGCTGTAGCAGATCTTGTAACAAGTGTCATTTATGTAGATGGTGGATTAGAAATTAACGAAGTAATATACAACTCATTTGTTTGGGTTACATTAGGTTGTTTTGGTATATCCGCTTTTGAAAAAGTAAAAAAATAAAAATATGTGGAAATTAACTAAAGAGTACTGGAAAGACATGTGGAAATTACTATGGAGTAAAACTACAGTCGATGATATTATTATAGCTAAAGCTGAAGAAATTAAAGCAAAAGCTAAAGCTGTGAAAGAAGCACTGAAGAAATGAAAAAAATAAGCAAACACGTATCGTATAAAGAAGGTACGTACAGCGTAACAGCTAATAGGCTTGGTTTACCAAATGATCCCTCTGATGAGCATTTAGCTAATATGAAGCTAATTGCAGAAAAAGTGTTTGAACCTCTTAGAGAGCACGTAGGACATCCTATAAAGATTAATTCGTTTTATCGTGGACCTCAACTTAATAAAGCTATCGGCGGAAGTTTAACATCACAGCATTGTAAAGGCCAAGCAATTGATATAGATGATTCATACGGTAATGCTACTAATGCTTATATGTATAATTGGATTAAAGAAAATGTAGATTTCGATCAGATGATATGGGAGTTTGGTACGGATGAAAACCCAGACTGGGTGCATGTAAGTTTTGTAAACGAAGGTGAAAATAGAAACAGATGTTTATTAGCTTACAGAAAAGAAGGATCAAGAAAAACTTATTATAAATTAAACTAAATAAATATGAAATTATGGAAAATTGCCCTTTTTGTTCTGGCTGCTACTGTAAGTAGTTGCGGAACGTACAACGTTAAACCTAAAATACAAATCACGCATGTCTTAGCTGTCACAGAACAAGGTGATACACTGAGGCTACCTATTAATATGATTAAACCAAACGTTTATTACAACGTTATATCATATCCTAATAGATATTATGGCGGTTGGTATAATAGCTATTATCAACCAGGATACTATAATAATAGACCTATATACGCTCCAAGCAGCGGTAGCTCAAGCAGTGGTAACAACAACAACAATAATAATAATAATAATAACATTAACAAACCTACGCAGGTAAATGCTCCGCGCCCAACACCTAGTGTTAATCCGCCAGCTACACCTGTTAATCCTAGAAAAAATCCTTAATCATGAGTTACATAAGTAAAATAATAGCTTCAGCTAGAGTAAAAAAACCTTCAGCCCTAAAACACACAGTAGACGCAAAAGGAAATCCTAAAGGTAAAAGTCACCTTAGCAAACATAAAGCAGGACACTGGGGACCTGATGGTCACGGAGATAGATCTGCTAGTGGTATAATAGCTAAAGGGATAAACGCTGGTAAACAAGTAGTTGAAGATGGGAAACAAGTTGTTAAACAAGCAGTTGAAGATGGGAAACAACTGGTTGAAGATGTAAAAGAAAAAGTTGATGGTGCTCCTACTAAATTTACAAAAGAAGCTTTAGGAAAATTACCTTCAGGAATAGGTGGTAAGTTTGGCGCTATTGTTGATGAAAAGAAAAAAGAAGCTGGCTTACTACAAAAAAGAGGTAAAAAGAAAAAAGGTAAAGGTTTAAAAAGCGCTTGCTGGAAAGGTTACGAAGCTATTGGTATGAAGAAAAAAGGCGGTAGAAAAGTGCCTAATTGCGTACCTAAAAAGAAAAAGAAATAATATGACTTGGCTGCAAAAACACTTACAAACATCTAAATCAACTGATTGCCCTAATTGTGGCGATTCATGTGGGTGTTCTTCTCCTTTAGCTAAAAAGAAAAAACCTGATGTAAGAAAAACTACAAAAGGCAAAGGTCGTAACTTCCGTACTACAAAAGAAGGTGCTGGTATGACAGCTAAAGGTGTTAAAGCTTATAGAAAGAAAAACCCAGGTAGTAAATTAAAAACAGCGGTTACAGGTAAAGTTAAACCAGGAAGTAAAGCCGCTAAACGTAGAAAATCATTTTGTGCAAGATCTAAAGGTTGGACAGGTGAAAGAGGTAAAGCTGCTAGAAGAAGATGGAAATGTTAATATCAGAAGAATACAAAAAGAAAATACAAGAAAAACATCAACAGCATAAAAAATGGGGAGGAGCTGTAATAGCTAAAGGACCTAAAATAGATTTTATAGCAAAGATAAGTAACTCTAAAAGTATTTTAGATTATGGATCTGGTAAAAATTCTTTTGAAAAAGAAATTAAATCTATGTATGATATTGTACCATACTCAATACATAACTATGAACCTGGTATAGAGGAACTTAGTGGTGATCCACCTTGTTGTGATATGACTATATGTATAGATGTTATGGAGCACGTGGAACCAGAGTGTGTAGACGCTGTGTTTAAACACATATTTAATAAAACAAATAAAATCGTTATGTTTAACATCAGTTGCGTTCCAGCAGGTGGTGCTTTTGCTAACGGTGATAATCTTCACTTAACTGTAAGACCACCTCTCTGGTGGCTAGACAAAGCTAGAAAACATGGCTTTGAAATAATAGAATCTATTAGTGGAATAAAGCATGTTGAATTTATAGCTAAACCAGTTGGATCAGCATGAAGTTCTTTGATTTAAATAATAACGGAAAGTACGACTGGTGGGAATATATATTACCTATCCTGATAATTTTTGTGATTGAGCTAGCCGCTGAGCTCGTGGCAGGATTTTTGATACCTTTGATTTTCTAGGAGCAGTTTTAGTTAACTTTTCACCTTTCATCCAATCATTATAACTTATCTGATTATCTTTAAGATCACTAAGTATATGCCAATTAATATCTCCTCTTCTTTTTAAGAAATACATAAACTGTTGCTCTAACTCTGCATCATGAGCAGATCTAGTTAATAAGTAAACTGGTAGATGCCAGCTATGAGGTGCTGCATTACTTTTAACACCACGTTTATCTTTACTTAAAACATTATCGACTTTTTTAGCAAAGAAATCAAAACCTATTAAGTTTAAGCTTTTATAGGTTTTTATTTTTTGTATAAACCACAGTATGGTTAAAAAGCCAGCACTAGGTCTATATGATCTAGGATTTAACATATCTACATCAAACATACTCATTATATCAATTATTTCTTGATCTGTATACATTTGTGTGTAAGGCATACCTATGGGTAAACGATCTTCTATTATCCAGTCACTTAAACAGAAGTTTCCTCTACATCTGTTAAGTAATATCTTAACATCTTTAAATTTACCTCTCTCAAACCATTCACGTTTAGTATCGTAACATGGTGATCTGAACTGACCTGTTACCCATATATCTACCTTAGTACCTATAGACTCTTCTTGTGCAGGTGTAGCTTGTATAGCTCTACCAAATCTAACAACTATATCATAGCTGTTTATAGTATCTTTAAGTTTATGATGCATTATTTCTACGGAGTTACCGACAAATAATACATTTTTATTTTTTACAAGCTCTTGTATGTCTTCAACCATTCTTCTGATAATTCTGCATTTTTATATTCTTCAAACCATGGTCCTCCATTTGTGTAATGCAGAGCTCTTGCTTTATCTGTATCATAACCTTCGTGACCTACCAAACAATTATATCTTATAGGTAAGTCTACTATTTCAGCGTCGTTTATAAATTTAAATTCGTGTAATTGATCTGGTCTAGCATTGTCTAAATATTCTTTTGATAATTTATTTTTAAAAAATTTATTAGAAAAAAGCATCAAAGAACTCCAGTTTTTCTTTGGATAACTTTTATTAACTACACCGTTCATCTTGTTAGATGATGCTTTATAATCAGGGTGTTTTACAACACCTAATGGTTTTTGCCCCATGTATCTACCGATTTCTCTAGGATCACATCTCCATAGGAAATCATTATCACAAAACAAAGCTTTACCTTCGTAATTACAAATCATGGGTATATAAAATCTTGTAAAAGAAAATTCTGTTGATTCACCTTCTACATCCTCTCTACCATAAAATCCTATTTCTTTTAATTTAGTCTTACATAGGTAATCCACTTGGCCATCAAAACCAGCATCTCTCATAGATTTAATGCATGTTTTTGTAGCTTCTGGAAACCTAGAGTCATGTCCTACAAATATTCTCATAATGTTATTCTTTATTATATTATCACTTATTTTTTAAGATTTTGAACCTGATGTTCTTCTGTTTATATCATCATGGTTAAATTCAGCCCAGTATAATTCAAACGCAACACCATCTTCTAGTCCTTCAAACTGATGGAATTTACCAGGTTTAACCATAGTAAAATCACCAGCTTCAAGTATTGTTTCATCAACTAAGCCCTGATCGTCTTGCCAAACTCTTATTATCATCTTACCAGACTCAACAAAAAATCCGTTCCATTTAAATTTATGTTCATGCTCTGAACATTTAAATCCTTTGTTATATTCTATTCTGTGAAACTCCAGTACGCCATTTTTGTGTACCATTTCGGTTTTACCCCATACTTTTCCTGCTTTCATTATTTTTGATTGTGTTTAAAATAAGGTCTTTTCCAAGTTTGTGAAGTCATTGGAAACCTTCTGTTAATAACTACCTTTTTTGTTTTTGTCACTGTTGGATTAAGATTCCACCATTTTTCCCTAACATTTTGTTTTATAGATGTTATCTTAAATTTATCTAAAGACTGTTCTTTTTTATTATTAAAATGAATACTACATAGTATTCTAGGACCAATAGTATCTACTTTGTGAAACTGATATTGCGGTATGTATAGCAAATCACCAGCATCTAGCACAAATTCATCTATAATTGTTTTAGGTTTATCTGGCGCAAACTCTTTATATATAGTCCATTTAACCTTACCGTCTTGATGAAACAAAAAGTTTTCTGTTTTATCACAATGAGCAGGAAAGCTTTTTGATCCTTTACTTGGCGAAGCATATACGTTGCATTGACCATTACCAAAATATCTTTCAAACTCAAAACACATATCTACTAATTTTTTACTAGAGTACTCAGCAAAAGGAATTACTATACTTTTACCTTTCCACCATAAATCTACTATCTTACTCTTTTTAAAGAAAGGTTGTTTTAGTTCTTTGTGTTTATCTAAACACCATCTGTCACCTTTGTCATCATAATCTAATATCTGTAAACCCTTGATGTGTGGATATTTGTTTACGTGACTAGATAAATCGTTCCACGTGTAAAGATCTTTAAATTTATTTCTTCTAAGTATTAAATGTTTTTTACCCCAATACTTTGAAAAAAATAGACTTTTGCCTACTGGATCTAGTATCTCTTCTAATGTTATTTGTTTTTTCATATTTTTATCCGTCGCAGCTTAAACAGTTTGGATCCATTGCTTGCTTAGCTATATCACCTCTAAGAACTGATTCAGTTCTCATATAATATAGAGTTTTAACACCTTTCTTCCACGCGTCTAAATGAACCTTGTTTATAAACTTAGGTTCTGCTTCTGAAGGAAATGCTAAATTTAAGCTAACAGATTGATCAACATACTGTTGTCTAATACCTGCTTGATTAATTAGTTCTAATTGATTGATTTCTTTGAAAGTTTTGAAGACTTCTTTGAGCGGTATATCGTGATCGCCCAATGTAATTTTCTCTAATGCTTTTACGCCCTGCACCGAGCCCCCGTCCTTTAAGATTTGGTCCCATATTTTTTTATTGTTTAAATTGTTTTCTTCTAATACTTTTTCAAGAGTTGGATTTTTACGTATGAAAGTGCCTTTCGCAGACTGGTCTGTAAAAACATTAGCAGCCCAAGGCTCAATTCCAGGACTAATATTCCCAGATAACTTACTATTACTAACAGTAGGAGCAATAGCTCTAAGATGAGTGTTCCTAAATCCTGTGCCAACGCACCATAGCGGTTCGTTAAACGCTTCAGCCAAAGCCATACTAGCTCTTTCCGATTCAATTTTAATTTGACTAAAAATTCTTCTTGTTTCATATTGTGATAATAAACCCTCGAAAGGTAATCCTTTTTGTTGTAAGTAAGTATGCCATCCAACTACACCTAAACCTAGTGCTCTACCTTTTTCAGCAGATCTTACTGAGTTTTCAAACCCTCTTCTATTTTTTGCTTTCTGTATAAACTCTTCTAATACACCATCTAAAAACCATATACTATCGTATATTAAATTACTGTTTTTCCACTCATGATATTTAGCTAGATTTAAACTAGATAAACAACAAATAAAACTATGGTTTTCATCTGTGTGTAATGTAATTTCACTACATATATTAGTCATATGTACTTTTAAAGCATTATCTTTATAAGCTGAAGGGTTGTTTTTATTAACGTTACCTTTAAACATTATGTATGGTTCTCCTGTGGCTTTACGCTTTTGTAACAGTTTACCCCATTTACGTCTACAAACTTTATCTCCATCTCTAAGCTTTCTCATAAACTTATCACCAACTACAGCACATTGATGTAGGTTAAGTGATTGTCTATTTACATCTCCTTTAGGTTCTCTTATTTCTAACCAGTCTTCAAAATCAGCATGTTCAATATTTATATTAACAGAGGCAGCACCTCTTCTAACTGACCCTTGGTTTGTGGCTAGTATCGTAGAGTCATATATCTTACAAAAAGGCACAACACCATCTGATGTACCATTACCTGTTATATTAGCACCTGCAGGTCTTATTTGATTTATACCTATACCAACACCACCACCGTGTTTAGCTAACAGCATCATCTCTAGATTCTTTTGACCTATGTCAATTATGCTATCAGCAACATCAATACCAAAACAACTTATTGGAAAACCTTTATCAGTACCAGTGTTACTAAGCACAGGACTAGCAAGACAGAGCCAACCTTTCCAGATGTAATCAAAAAAGATGTCCTCCATTTCTTTTTTCTGTAATCTATTCGCAACTGTTTTAGCAACTCTTCTGTACGCTTGTTTTGGTGTTTCATCTTCTAATAAATATCCTCCTTGTATTGTTTTCTTATATACGTCAGACTCAGCCCAACTTGGGTAGTCTATACCCTTTTTCCATCTATTACTCCACATATTATGTTATTAAGTGTTTTATCCATGCAAATAAACCATTAAGGTTTAATGCTACTAGGTTCCATTGTTTTCTTGATCCAGTCTGTATCATTACACAAATAAAACCAGTTATATATAACCAAGGTTCTAAAGTCCATTGTGCAGCTACTAGAAGTCCGGCACCCATATATCCAATACGGGTAGCCATTCTTTCTAGTGGACCTAATTGTCTTCTTCTTTCAACAAGAAATTTCTTTATTTTATAGCTTACCATACATCTTCAAAATCTTCTCCTTCATTTGCCTTGCTATAGTCAGTTGACCTAATCGCGAAAAAATCAGTGTGGGTATGACCCCCAGTAAGATGATAGAACCAATCCAAATTACCCGCTGCTTCTTCGTCATATGAGAAGTACGATCCGAGATCCACGTAACCAAGTTCTTGTAATTTTTCATTAGTTCTTTTTCTTATAAATTGTTTTAGGTCATAAGACTTTATACCATCTATATCACCCATTTCAAACATCTTTTCTATATACTTCTCTTCTAATTCAACCATTATCTTAGCTGCATCTACGATGTCCTCTCTACAGTCTTCTAATAAATCTTTATCTTCTTCGCACATGTGTCTAAATAATTGACAACCCATACGACTGTGTAAAGATTCATCTCTAACTGACCATTTCATTTGTTGGCCAATACCTTTAAGTAAATTACGTAGCTGAAAGCTATACAAAACGGCAAAAGCAGAGTATAAAGAAACTCCTTCTGCGAAAGCAGAAAAAACAGCCAATGACTTTGCGATACCTTTTCTATCGTCGCCATCATATGCAACAAGGTTATCAAAACGCTCAGCCGTAGCTGGTTCATGAAGAAACGCTTCATAATCTTCTAATTTTAATGTTTCATTTAAATAACTATACGCTACAGCGTGCACAGTTTCCTGTGAGCCAAACATCATAGCCATTTGTTGTATCTCGTGCTTAGGAAACCACGATACTACTTTCTGAGTCCAGTAATCACTCACCGCACATTCAGTCTGAGCAAAACCTAGCAGGATATTTCCTACTAGGTGTTTCTCTTTAACTGTTAAAGACTCGTTCCAGTCCTTAACATCTCCACTCATAGGTATTTCGGTATGTAACCAAAATGCTTGAGCTTGTTTTAGCCAACCTTCTGTATAGTACTCAGGGTACTCAAAAGGTTTATATGCAATACGTTCATCGAATAGTCCCATATTAATTATATAAAGTTAAACAAATATCAAATATACCAACGTATAAAACGTGATCTATTTTATTCCCATCCGGATAACTTCTGTATCCAAATAATATTCCATTGAATAAGCCAAAGCTTAATTCCCAATTATTTTCCTCCATCTGATTTTTTTATTAGTTCTACAGTCATATCACATTCTTTTTGATTTTGAGGTTTGTAAAGGGTAAAAGGTCCTATTCTATCATTTGCCATTAGCCTTTTAAATAATTTCCATCTCATTGGAAAAGACTCGTTAGCTCTACCTTTTGTTTCAATTATAAAACCTTTGCCTATAAAATCAGGCGTGTATTTTATATTTAAAATCTTTTTATTACCTCTATTTTTATAATCACCTTTACCATTGCTACATCTTTCATATGCTTCAAAAGGAAAGTCAAAACTCTCTACTAACTCGAATGTTTGCCCCTCGTAAAGAGCTTTGATCTTAGCCTTTTTTAATGCCATATACATATAGCGCTCTAAACCTGACGCAAAATTAATACCGTCGTATGTTATTTTTCGCGATTGTACAGGACCTCTTTTTTTCTTCTTATAAAACTTCTTCATCGTTTACTTCTATATCATAATGTAAACCGTCGTTTCCATTTTGTCCTATGATATTGATTCTATTAAGCATTGCCTCTTCTATCTCATCACCTAAACATCTTTTAGCTGATTCTAGATACAACAAAGCATCCATTAATTCTTCTTGTACGTCAATGATAAATCTATTAAGATCTTTCTTCTGGCCTTCAATTTCCTGCATCATAGTAGCTCCATATTTCTTTTGGCCAATTAAACTACGTTCGTCCATTTTAGCTAAAACAGATTGAACTATTTTATCTTTTGTTTTAATCTTCATCTTTTACAAATGTTCCGTTAATCATCTTGCCGGTTCTTTTACTTATGACATCATACGCTGTTGCTATACATGCCTCAATCTTAACACCTTCTAAATGTGCTAAGTTTGTAAGTACTACTACCATATCGCCAATAGCATCTATAACTTCTGGCTTATCGTTTTTTAATAAAGCTTTTGCAAGTTCTCCAGCTTCTTCTTGTAGTTTAACATATTGTGTGTGTGAATTACCCTGTTGGTATAATCCTCTTACCAGTGCCCACTTTCTAATTTTATCAAATATATTTGATTTACTAGTGGCTGTCTCACTGTGTAACATTTCATGAACAACTGCGTGTTCATATTCAATAGGGTTTTTTTGAAAGTTAGACATAGCTTTGTTATATACGTAGCTTCTGTCATTGTTAAACATCGAGGTTTTAACATTTTTCATAATCCAATTAACTAAGTCTAATGTTAATTTAAAATCCCCATGTTCTGTTTTCCATGTCATACCAATGTTATCCATTAGTTGTCCTTTAAGTTTATTTACTGGACAAGGAAAAGTCGTGGTTTGTTCGGTCACGTTTATCTTCATATTCTTATTTGGTTTAAGGTTTCTATAAGGTACTAGATCTACTCTGTACCCATACTCTTTCTGTCTTTCAAGCTCTAAACAAGATATATAATCTATATCATCTGATGTTTCTAATATCTCATATTCATCAGGACCATATCCTTGTTGTATTGTGACCCGGTTATTAAGATCACAGGTAACACCGATCTTTTTACCCGGTATATGATATAAATAATACGTCATAATTTATCGTTGTATAAATGCATGTTATGTGCATGATGATAATACCATCCGACGTCAATAGACAGTCTCTCTGCAATCATTTGTTGTAATGATGAAAATTGATACTGATCGTTACAGAAACCGTACCAGATGTCATTAGAACGCATATACACAGACATACAAAGTTTGTTGTTAATTATTGTAAACTGTATTGCATATGTACAAGGAGTATCTTTACGATACTTTTCATACTCTTTACAGTCATATATACTAATAGCAGCGTGTCTAGTATTAGGATTATCTCTTAGTTTAGCTACTACATAATCTATTTGATTATTACGTTGCCATTGATAACCGTAATTACTATTTACTTCTCTATCGCTGTTAGCCATCTTTTCCCATATAGGTGGAACCTTACCGTATAACTCACCTAGTTTGTCTATACTAGGATCGCCTGATAAGTACCATTGCCATTCGGCTTCTGCATAATCATGAGACCATTTTCTAAACTTATTTTTAATATGATTATCTAATGGATCTTCTATTGTAAAACCTACATTAAATAAAGCTTTAGTATTATCAAAGTCTATACCTTCTGTTATTAACTCATGTAGTACACAGTTGAATGCTTCGTTAGCGTTTAAAAATTTAGTTCGCATATTTTTTATAATAATATAATTGATATTCTGATATTTTTTGCCATATAACTCCAGGTCCAAAAGACTCAGGTGATGTACCTATTCTAACTCTGTTAGGCCAAACACCTTTTTCTACATCTACTAGCCATTTACCTTCACCCCATTTTTCTTGCCTAGGTGATATACATATATTGTTTCTATTACACCAAAGCATAGCTTCATTTTCTTCAGGAGTTCTTGTATGTGAACCCATTGTTATTCCTTTTTTACTCCCACGGTAATGCGCTGCCGCCATCTTCTTCGTCTATTACATTAACTTGTGGCACAAATGAACCTGATTTATGTTCCCATGTAAAAAACGATTCAGCACCGTTTTCACCTAGGTTTTGAAACTTACATTTTAATACTTTTACTTTAGTATTTTTAGCTTCATAATCTCTATGTACTAATAAACCGTGATAACTAGCGTCATACCACTCACCACCACCTTTTATATTATACATTGTAGGTTCTTCTATTTTACCGTCTTGGCCTTTATACATTTTAGTTGGATGTGCTACTATAAATGTTAAAACATCATACTTTTTACAAAAGGCTTCTATCTTTGCTAGATAGTCCATAGTATATCTGTTCACATCATCTGAAACTGCATTTGTATCTCTAACCTTATTAAACGGATCAATAACTAAACACTTAATACCTTTACGTTTAACTAGCTCAGCACCTTTTTTCAATACTGATTCTAAGCTATATTTATCCATGTCTATAAAATAATAGTTATCATTTACATGATCTGAAACTTCTTTCCATTTGCTATTACCTATATCACCAGGCGCAGGCATATCACCCCAAGTCTTACGCATAAGCTTGTGGGCGTGTAAATAAATAGGTGCGTTTTCAGGACTAGCAAAAGCTGTCTTCCAACCATACTGTTTATTATAACCAACTACCATCTGATCAACGAAGTCAGACTTTCCGCTACTAGGTATCCCAGTAACAGTGATGAACTGCCCAGTATAAGTACTAAAAACATCGTCAAAATTAGACAGCCCAATTTGGAAGCCAGGTTTGAAACCATTTTTAACAAAGTCTTTAAGTTCATTTTCTATATTTTTAAGAGTTGTTACATTTTCTAAAGGTACTGGTGTTGATGCGTGTATAGCAGAACGTAAAGCATCTTTACCGTGATTTAATAAATATTCGTTAGCATCTTTACAATCTACAAAATCTACTAAAAAACAATTTTCTGCCCCTAACCTACGTATAAACTCTTGTCTAAGCATATTGCCAGGCTCATCAGCATCTACAGCTAGAATTATCTTTTCTTTGTCTTCGAAATAATCTATACAGTTATCAAGATAATCTAAATTATTGTGGTTTAACGTAGCACCGTTTGGTACTGATATTACGTTAGGCACACCTGCCTCGTGTAGAGCTAGCACGTCCATTTCACCTTCAACTATAACACAGCTGTTATGACCTACAATACTATTAATATTATAAAATACTTTTTCAGCTCCTTTATATAGTTTAAAGTTTTTACGTCCATCTCTATATTTTACATTGATAAGTTGATTACCTATGTAATAGTTAAATTTTATTGTATTCTCAGTCTTACCTGTCTGTGGCATAAACTCAGGACCCTCACCGACATCTAAGTCAATAAGAGTCTTCTGAGATATACCTCGAGACTTAAACCAATCAACAACTTTACTACTCGGTACCGTAGGCTCTTGAGCCACAGGGCGAACGTATTCACGATCGCTATTACCTTTACGTTGATACGTGTGTAGTTGAAAAGTTGAATCACAGTTGTGACAAGTACCGAGACCACGTTCCCAATCATAAGAAGAACATTTCTTCTTCTTATTCTCAGGTTTTCTTGTGTGTGAGCAAACAGGGCATATGCCTTGTGTTTTCCCTACTTCAAGATTATGTTGATTGAACTTGTCAATCTTAAACCCATTGATCTCTATTTCTTCTACTTGCATTTATTTAATTTAATTACTGTCTCTACAATCTGGACATATGTCACAGAAGTCATATTCCTCCTGTGACACGTCTTGTCCACATATTTCACATTTCATATTAAAATGGTAGATCATCTGCAACAGCCGCAGACGGAGCTGGAGCTTGTTGTGGTTGATCATCTCTTGGTGCAACCGCGACATTGTCGCCGTTCGTCCATACCACCTTTACATTACCTAAGTAAGTCTTAGCAGTTTTAGCATCTCTTTCCTCTTTAGTCTGTTGCACAGACACAGGGCCTTGATTACCAAACTGATCTAACTCATCATTTAATGTGATGGTTATCGGTAAGTATTTACCTTTCTTACCTACGATAATTTTATCTTTAGGTATAGCGTTAAGGTTAATACTTGTAGCTATTATACTTGCCATATTATACTGCTGTTTGGAATAAATTATTAAACATTGTTCTAAGCTCAGTAGTTCCTACTGTTGCTCCTGTAGCTTGTAATCTTCTTCTGAAGTTATCAGCTTTCTTACTATAAGAGTGTAAACCGTCTGTAGAGTTTTTATTTACATAAAACTCTGTTGTAGGAAAAGTCATTCCCGTCATTGTACATTCTTTTGTAGTAACTTTTTTTCTTCTTGCCATAATTATTATATTAAAGTGTTTTACTTATGAAATATTGTTTAGGGTCGAAACCCTCGGATTGGTAGAACAGCTCATAAGCTTTTTCTGCTCTATCAACCTTGTCTTTACCTGAAGCATAAAATTCAGGTGAACAATCAAATATTCCTATTTGATGTGTTGTTTTATCTATTACTATAAATACCATGTCATAGCCAAATAGTTTTCTGTATATGTAAGCTTGTGAATCGTAATTGTACTTAGAAGCTGACCATCTAAATTTTTGTATATCAGCCGTAGTTTTTAAATCAACTACTAGTTTTTCTGCATGATTTACTATATCAGCTTTACCTTTCCATACGAAATCATTTACCTTACCCACACCTGGTACTTCATAATCAATTTCAACATCATTACTAGTACCTCTTATTAAGTCTTTACATACTTCGTTACTTAACATTTTATCTGTCATTAACTCTATGCCATCTACTTCGTGTTGTAATAAACACAGCTCACCGCCTGACATTTCTTTGTAAGCTTTAGTATTTCTACTTGATGATTCTATTACTTTGTATTTCTTGAGCTTATCTGGCTCGAGTATACAAGTGTGAAAATAACCACCTACAAGAAACGCAGAGCTTGGTTTACTAGGCTTACCAAACGCTAATGGGTTAGTAAGCAAAGTTCCTATATCTGAGTTGCTTAAGTATTGCCTTCCAAAGTCTCCATAATAATGCTTATCATCTTCTAACTTTTTCAGGATTTCTTCTCTTTTCATACTATAGTGTTAATAATTCTTTCTCAATTAATTCATCGAGAGCATATTTATTTTTAATAGTTTCTACTTTACCACCTGCTTTTACATAATCTATAGCTTTTTGATAAGCTGGATCTTTCTTTGAGGTTAAAGTTGGTTTTTTAGGTACGAATTTACCTGTTGCTTTTTTTCCATGATCATTTGTTGCGTCACTGTCAGCAGTGTCATCAATTAAGAATAAATTACCAAGTGCATATTTCTTGGCATAAGAAGATGCTGAGCCAAACTGCTGAGGTACATTCATACCTTTTTGGTTTAAGTCTACACCGACTATAGCTGTTGCGTGTATAGCATCTTTACCATCACTTATTGTAGCGGTAGATTCTAATACAGGCATTTCATATGCGTTGTTAAGTTGTTCGTTAATTGTAACCGTGATACCTAACTCTAATAGGAAAGGTTTGGTTGCTTCGAGAATGTCTTCGGCTGATCTGAAGTTGTATTTACCGAAGGAGTTAAATCTACTTTTTTTCGATTTAAACTTAGTCTGGACCGTTGCCAGTTTTTCATTAATAGTCATATAATTTAATTTAAGTCTGTATATATATAATCACACATAAACACGTTGTTTTACAATAGTTCACTTGCGTAAACTACAGATAATCAAGCACTTGCGAGTGATCTACATTATCAATTAGTTTTGTTACAGCTTGCTTTTTTAACTGCGAAACCCTAACATAAGAGCTAGATCCTTCGATCTTTAATTCTGCTGCAATTTGTTTTGCTGAATACTTATCACAGTCTAAGCCATAGCTTAATCTAAGTACCTCATACTCTTTATTGTTTAAATACTTTCTCATTAAACCTTTTAAATATGTATTTAGTAATTGCATATTGTATGGTTCAGATTTATCTGGTATTTGATAAGCAGAATCATCGTCTTGATTAGGTTTATCATCTATGCTTAAGAATATAGAATTAAAAAACATTGATACCATCTTTTTATCTTTACCAAAGTTTCTACGTATTTCATTAAGCTTATGCTCAGGTATTCTCATGTCACCACGATTAATATCTATTGCTCTACGTATTTGACCTTTTATTCTTTTTGAGAAAAAAGATTTTAATGTTTTTTCTTGATCTTCTGATTCAGTTAACATTGAATAGTCTAATCTGTCTACAGCTTTAGTCAAACCTGAATTACCTTCTTGTATTAAATCCATTATAGTCATTACACCACTAGCTTGTTGAGTAGTGGAAAATTTTCTTGATAGATTCTCAACTAAAGGAGCAAAACAGATTATCATTTGCTCTCTGTTGTATATTGTAAAATCACCGTCTATAACTTCAGGTAACTTACTTATTTTAAGCTCTATATCTTTTTTCCACCGGATATAGTTAGCTATGTTATAACTCTTCATTTAATATTTGTTTTTCTTTCTTTAATTGTTTATTTAAATTTCTGTAAATAGTTCTTGTAGAACAATCAAGTAAACCTGCTACTCTGCCCCATGTTATTTTCTTACCTATGTCATTTAAATCTAACATGCATTGGTATATAGCTTCTTCATCAACACTTGATGATCTACCTATTAGTTGACCTACAATTTTTAATTTTCCACTCAAGTCTAACCCAGAGTACGGTTTAAATACTACTTTACGTAGCTTGTTATTAGGTGGATCTCCACCTTTATCAAAAACATCTTGTATCATGTCATTTAGTATTTTAGTTTTAATAAAGAAAGTTACAAAACCATTTTCTTTATCAGCTATAAATCTAAACACTGTGTATATTTGATCTTCAATGTCATTATCAATATTAAGATAATATAATACAAGCATGTGCCACTTCAGCGATTTGTATGTAGTTATCTTAGCCTTACTATTAAATAAGTGATAACATTGATACGTACCATCTTCGTAGTATTTATATTTATCGGTTTCAATAGTAGGTACATCTGTTATAGGATCTCTTCTATATAGAATACGTCTATCATTCAACCATTTTATATTTCTATCTTGTGACATTTGCTTATTACTAATTATCTCTTAATACCTTGTGTCATAAAAAATTAATCATTAATTAATTTTATTTCTACATCATACCATTTACCCCATCTAATTTTTTTATCAACTAAAAAATCTATAGATCTATAGTATCTTCTATTCATTCTGTCTTGCACAGTCCACACGCCATCAAATTCAGTACCTGTACCAGATACCATTACTTTTGCGCCAAATACAAAACCATCAAGTTCTAAATCTCTGCTTACAGCTAACCACCTATGGTCACCTGGGCAACACTCCTGGATTATAGCACCTGATGCTGTAATAAAAGGTGTATTATCAGTTTGTTCAGGCACTGCGTGGTATATTGTCGCAGTAACCATAATTGTCTTTAATAAATTTAGTATCATATAATGTTTCTTTGTTATGCGCTATGTTTTTCTTTTCGTGTACGTAGTACAGCCAGTACGCGTGTATAGCACTTTCACGCTTGTATTTATCGGGCATACACTGTGGAGGTTCTGAAAAACCTGTATGTAGTATACCGTCAGGATATTTAGCTAATGGCTCTTTACATTTAGTAATTGATAAATGTGTTTTACCGTAGCGTTTAGTATATTCTTCACCTAATGCTAGCA